GACATCTGGCTATGTGCTTACCTCTGGCGGCCCATCTGCTGCACCCACTTGGTCACAAGTATCCCTCGCCACTGGAGTTACAGGGACGCTGCCTGTTGGAAACGGCGGCACTGGCCTTACCTCATATACAATTGGCGATCTTATCTATGCCAGTGGCACAACAACTTTATCAAAACTGGCTGACGTTGCTACTGGTAACGTGCTTCTCTCAGGCGGCGTGGGTGTCGCCCCTGCATGGGGACAAGTAAGCCTTACAAGCGCTGTTACGGGTGTCTTGCCAATTGCAAATGGCGGCACAAACAGCAATGCTACGCCGACACAAGGCGGCGTTGGTTATGGCACAGGAACAGCACTTTCCTACACATCAGCGGGTACATCTGGTCAGGTTCTTCAATCCAACGGCACATCAGCGCCATCATTTGTTAATGCGTCATCTTTTGCCGTAACATCACTTGTTGCTGGAACAAATATTTCAATTTCTGGGTCAACTGGTGCAGTAACTGTTAATACAATTAATAATCCATCATTCAGCACATCTGTAACAACGCCAATTGTTAATGGTTCTTCCACCCTGTCATTACAGACAGGCGGCACAACAGGCTTGTATATTGATGGTTCGCAGAATGTCGGGATTGGGATAACATCGCCTAGTGCAAAATTAAGCGTTGTTGGGTCTTCATACTTCCAATATCCCGGTGGATCAGGACTTTATGGAACAAACACAACATTGTACAGCGGTGGTGGTGACATTTCTATTGCCATTGGCACTAATTCCGGTGGGTATGTTTACCAAACCGTTACAACTAATCATGCACTGACGTTCGGGACCAACAACACAGAACGTATGCGCATTGACTCCAGCGGCAACGTGGGGATTGGGACAAGTTCGCCAGGATTTACATTAGATGTTCGGGCAACAACGGGGTCCATTTCAGCAACGTCCAACACTGGGACAAATTACGCAAAACTCCAATGCAATAATACTGGCGGGTCTTATCAGTTTGGTATTGATAACTCCACTGGTACAAACTTCGGTTCAGGTGCTGCATATGCCCGTGTCATTTGGAACGACAGCGCGTCTGCACCAACTATTTTGTATACAAACTCAGCAGAACGTATGCGCATTGACTCCAGCGGCAACGTATTGGTTGGAAGAACATCAGCATCTGGATTGCCCGCAACCTCTGGATTTATCCAAGTTGCAGATAATATTGCAAGTGGTGCATTTTCTATCGGTGGCTTTGGTTCATTCTTAGGTCGCCAATCATCTGATGGAAGCACAGTTTTAAATACAGGACAAGCAGGAATTATTTTCAGCAGTGGAACCTATGGTTCTACTACTGAACGTATGCGCGTTGACTCCAGCGGCAATCTGCTGGTGGGGACAACTAATTCCAGTGGTAACACTGGTGAAGGAACAAAAATACTTGATACGGGTAGGTCAATAGTAACAGTTGCAAGTTATACAACAAGCGCTAATTCAAATTTGATTATGTATTCAACTGGCGCTGCGGCGTATCGGTTTTATGTAAATTGGGCTGGCAATATTAACGCCACAAGCACAAGCATTACTGGTATTTCTGATGCGCGGTTAAAAGAAAATACTGTTACCATTAAGAACGGCCTTGATATAGTAACAAAACTTAACCCCATCACTTACAACTTTAAAGATTTACCAGTTTGCGATGATGGCAAAGTGCAGCATTACGGGTTTTTAGCGCAAGAAGTACAATCTGTGTTGCCAACCCTTGTTGCCGAAGGATTAAATGAATCGGAAGATGGTAGCAAATACTTAACTTTAAAAATGGGTGATATGATTCCTGTCCTTGTTGCCGCCATCCAAGAACTATCCGCAGAAGTCACCGCCCTTAAAGCGAAGGTTGGAGCATAAAATGACACTTGATCTGACTATCAATGAAATCAACATCATCCTTCAGGCACTGGGTAACGCACCATACGTTTCAGTTGCAGAAGTGATTGAAAAGATCCGCACACAGGCTCAGGCACAAGTACAGCCTGCACCTACTCCTGAGGAGACTCACTAATGTCAACTCTCACTCAGAGTGAAGCATTAAGTATTTTTGAATATAGGAATGGCGACCTTTATTGGAAACCAAGGTTAATGACGCGCAACAGGCCATCAACAAAAGCTAACCTCAAAGCGGGGAATAAATCTGGGCATGGATATTTAGTTATTAATATTAACAAACAAAAATATTATGCTCATCAAATAATATTTTTGATGTTTCATGGTTATATTCCTCAAATTGTAGATCATATTGATTGTGATTCTCTTAATAATAAGATTGAAAATTTGAGACATGCTACAAAAGCAGAAAATGCTTATAATTCAAAAATTAGAAAAGATAACACTAGTGGCGTAAAAGGACTTGTGTGGAATAAAAGAGCCAAACTTTGGATGGCACGGATTTATGTTCAAAAGAAAAGCATAAATTTAGGATATTTCAAAGATTTTGAAGAAGCCAAAATGTGCATTGAAAACGCAAGAAACGCTTATCATGCACAATTTGCCAATCACGGTCATGGACATATAGGAGTTTAATGTGAGCAATACATATACATGGAACTTTCCTACATTAACTGCTTATCCTGAAAATTCAGGGCAAACTGATGTAGTTTTTATAGTTCACTGGGTACTTAGCGGCACTGATGGAAATAATCACAATGGTTCAGTTTATGGAACTGTTTCATTAACTTACACCGCTGGATCAGCTTTTACGCCATATGCACAGCTTACTGAAGCGCAGGTGCAAGGTTGGACAACGGCTTCTCTTGGTGCGGAACAAGTAGCTGCTTTGGAAGCCAATATTGACCAACAAATCCAACAACAGATTACACCAACATCGGTTAATCTGACACCGCCTTGGGGTGTGTGATTATTCATGTTTTACCAGCATCTTCTCTTGGCGAGGTAAAAGTGAAATGGTATATAAATACTGTTCAAACAGGGGGTAACCAATGAACGTGACATTAAGCTTAACAGTCGATGAAGTTAACTACATTCTTCAAGCACTTGGGCAACGTCCATTTGCTGAGGTTCAATCATTGATCTTCAAGATCAAGCAGGATGCAGAAAGCCAGCTGGCTACGGCACCCGCACAAGAAGCGCCAACAACGGTTGACGCGCCAGCCTCGTAGGAGTTAACCATGGAAATGCAGACCCTAATTGACACAGCTGTAGGAGCGGGGTTTGCGTTGGGTGGTTGGCTAGGCCGACAAGTATGGGATGCGGTACAAAAAATGAAGGAAGACATCCACCGACTAGAAGTGGACCTTCCTTCAAACTATATTAGAAAAGATGAATTTTCAGAAGCAATGCGTGAAATTAAAGATATGTTAGCTAAGATATTTGATAAATTAGATGCCAAAGCAGACAAATAACTGATATATATCATTCATTCTTAACAAGAGGGGATTACTATGGGGAAACAAATTGGACCCGTTAACAATCCTCGCATTGGCGCAAACGGCATACGGCGCTATTAAATCAGGTATTGCCGCTGGTAAGGAAATTCAGGGTATGATGCAGGACGTTTCCTCATTAATGGGGAGCGTTGGTGAAATTACCCGTATGGTGGCAGATCCACCTAAAAGTCTTTTCCAATCCAAGGAAAGCGCCGAAAAAAGGGCAATGGATGCCTATTCCGCCAAACAGCAAATTAACCAATGGATGCAGGAAGCGCAGAACCTTTTTGTGTCACAATATGGTTATGGTGAGTGGATACGCCTTCAGGAAGAGATTACCCGAATCAAGAAGGCTGATCGCCTCGCCGCCGAAAAAGCAGCTAGAGAAAAAGCTGAGTTTTTACGTGGCTTGGCAGTATGGGGGAGTGTTTTTATCCTCGTATTTGTGGTAATTATAGTTGTGTTTTTCGTAGCTTACATCCTCACTGTGAAAGGCTAATTCCATGCAAATGTCCGAAGGTGGTTTAAACGCCCTCACAAAGCCATTTGAAGGCTGCAAGTTAACTGCCTACCGCTGTCCAGCTGGTATCCTAACCATCGGCTATGGACACACTTCTGCGGCTGGCGCGCCTGAAGTTAAGGAAGGCATGACGATTACCCAAGAGGATGCTAATCGTATCCTAGCCGCTGACATGGTCAAGTTTGAGAACGATGTTAAATCTTTGGTGAAGGTTGAATTAACACAGCATCAGTTCGATGTTTTGGTCGATTTTTGCTATAATGCTGGTAAGGGAAACCTTGCATCTTCAACTCTTTTAAAATGCGTCAATGCAGGTCAGTTTGAAAAAGTCCCAACAGAATTACAAAAATGGACACGGGGTGGTGGGAAAGTCCTCCCAGGCTTGGTACGCCGCCGCAACGCAGAATCGGAATGGTGGACAACGGGTGGCAAACCCATTGAAGAGCAAGAACATCGCGCTACCCCTGACACACCGCCAACCAAGACAATGGCAGACAGTAAGCAAGGAAATACTGCCTTGGCCACTTCTGCGCTTGGCGTGGCTGGTGCAGCTAAAACCCTTACCAGCAATGCGCAAGACTATGTTGGTCAGGCGCAATCAGCGAACGATCTATTTACCCAGATACAAAGCCTTCTTTCCAATACGACTTTCGACATGTTTGCGATTATCGTCTTGTGCGGAGTCGCCATCTGGTACTTTAGATCAAAGCATTTAGAGGAACACGGAGTGTAAGATGTTTGCCTTTTTCCTGACACCGATAGGGAGATATGTAGGTACAGCAATTATTGTTGTGCTGGTGTTGACGGGGGTGTATTATAAAATTAGCACCGATGCTGTTAACGCATACATTAACAAGGAAAACACGCAATCTTTGGAGAAAGTCGATGAAGCCATTAAAGCTGGGGATGCTATTGATTCCGTTGACGCTAATTCTGCAAGGTTGCGCGACCCAGATTCCTTTGAACGGAAGTAGTGCTTGCACTGTCTGGACTGGTGTCAGCTGGTCACCAAAGGACACTGACGAGACAATACGTGGCGTAAAAGAAAATAATGCTCGTCGCCAAGCTTATTGCAAAGGTATTAAGTAATGTCAGTTCCAACAAATGCGCTAACGTACAATGGGTACATTAACCAGATCGGTACGATGGCCGTTGTTGATACTTTTACACCTACAACGAATACAACAATTAATGGCATTACTTATTTAGCAAATGTGGCTTATGGCGGCACATTATCGCAGCCCGACACTAATTTTAATAATTTAATTCCACAAATGCTAAATTACGCTGAATTGCGCATTCAACGTGATTTGGATTTATCGCAATCCGTAACTAGCAACTCAAACTATACACTTTCTGTAGGCAATAACACACTTTCTATCTCTGTTAATGATTTTGTTACCCTCCAGACCGTAGGTATAGTATCTGGCACTGCAACATTGCCTCTTATCCCTACATCTAAGGAATATATTCAAAATGTTTATAATGACAGTTCTTACCTTTCCACTCCGAGTGTTTTTGCAATTTATGGTGGAGACGCTGCATCTAGTGGAAATACGTCACAAAATATTATTGTCGGACCGTACCCCAATTCATCGTATCCTGTTTTATTAACGGGTACAATTCGCACACAGTCGCTTTTTCAATTTGCCACATCAAGCTTAGCAAATAGTTCGACAACATTTATCAGCACCTATTTGCCTGATCTTTTGATTATGGCGTCAATGGTCTACATCTCTGCATATCAACGCAACTTTGGGCGTGAGTCGGATGATCCTGCAATGGCGCAAAGCTATGAGGGTCAGTATCAGGCACTTAAACAAAAGGCAATTGAAGAAGAGTTTCGTAAGAAGTTTGCCGCATCTGCGTGGACTTCTATGTCTTCTCCAGTTGCTGCTACACCTACAAGGTAATTAAATGCCCCACGCACAGGTAAAAATTACTCCTGGTGTCGATCAAAATGAAACCCCCGCATTAAATCAAGCGGGCCTTTCATTTACTAATCTTGTGCGTTTTGTTCCAGATCGAAATGGCTTTGGTTTAGTTCAAAAGCTTGGTGGTTGGCTGACTTATTTTCCTAATAAAATAGGTTCTATTGTTCGCGCTTTATGGGCATGGGAAGATACTAACTCAAAAGCTTGGCTTGCTGTTGGTGCGGAATATGGTGCTGGTAATTCAAATACATTAAGTGTCATTAATAATGGCAGTAGAATAAACATTACCCCCAGAACAATTGAAGACAACGTAATGCCAGTGTCTGTCTCAACGACAACTGGAAGCAATGTTGTTACAATTAATGACTCTGGCGCAACAATTACAAGTTACGATTCTGTATTTATTAAAACACAAATATCAGTCGGCGGATTAATACTTTATGGATTTTATCCAGCTATTACCGTTGGAACGGGTACATTTGATATTCTAGCTACAAATGCTCTCGGTGGCCCTGCATATGCCACAAGTACAGTCACAAATGGCGGTTCTGTACCTCAGTTTTCATTGACGAGCGGAAGTGCATCAGTCACCGTAACTCTAAATAATCATGGTTATGTAGCTGGAAATACATTTCCCGTACTTGTTTCAACAACCGTTGGCGGCATTACATTCTTTGGCAACTATATCGTCCAGAGCATAACAGACGCTAATAATTTTGTTATTACTGGAACGACAACAGCATCGTCAACAACAAACGGATATTTAAACGGCAATCAAGCACAATATGATTATTATATTGGAATTGGTCCAGTTCCTGCTGGTACGGGTTATGGCATCGGTGGTTATGGTTCTGGTGGGTATGGGACTGGTACAGCTATTACTCCTACCACAGGTAATCCAATCCAACCAACAGATTGGACAATGGACAACTGGGGACAGATTCTTATAGCATGTCCAGTTGGCGGAGCGATTTACTATTGGGACCCAACATCTGGTAATTCTGTCGCCACAGTAGATAGTTCTGGTCCTGTTGTTAATGATGGTATTTTTGTGGCAATGCCTCAGCGCCAAATTGTAGCGTGGGGCAGCACATTAAATGGCATACAAGACCCACTGCTTGTACGTTGGTGTGATATTAATGACTTCACCAGCACAACAAGCTGGATTGCATTGACTACGAATCAGGCTGGTTCTTATCGCATCCCTAAAGGTTCTAAGATTGTTGGCGCAATTCAGGCACAGCAACAAGGTTTGATATGGACCGACATTGGCCTTTGGTCAATGCAATATATTAATCAGCCATATATTTATTCATTTAACGAATTAGGTACGGGCTGCGGATTAATTTCCAGAAAAGCTGCGGCATCGCTGAATAATGTTGTTTACTGGATGGGTCAAAGCCAATTCTGGACATACTCATCAGCTGGCGTTGTCCCGCTCCCATGCCCAATTTGGGACGTGATATTCCAAGATTTGGATGAGACAAACCTTAATAAAATAAGAGTTGCAGTCAACTCAAACTTTGGCGAAATTTCTTGGTTCTATCCAAATATTAGCGATGGCGGCGAAGTTAACGCTTACGTTAAATACAACGTATATATGCAACAATGGGATTTTGGTACGTTATCTCGCACCGCTTGGATCAATCAAAGTGTGCTTGGACCACCCATTGGCGCATCTTCTGATCAATATATTTACCAGCACGAAACATCGCCAGACGCAGCTTATAATGGCGTTAATAACCAACCAATGCAATCAAGCTTCCAAACGGGTTATTTCGCCTTATCAGAGGCTAATGTGAAAAACTTCATAGATCAGGTATGGCCTGATATGAAGTGGGGTTATTACAACGGGAATGTTAATGGCGGCGCGGTGTACCAAAACCCGACTGCTACAGTTCAATTAACATTCTATGTTACGGATTATCCAGGCGATACACCTCGTTCTTACGGACCCTACACGTTAACTCAAGGGACCGAATTTATAAGTCCTAGGTTCCGTGGCCGTTTGGTTTCTATACAAATAAACAGCAATGATGTTGGTTCGTGGTGGCGGCTTGGCGGCATTAGGTATCGCTTCCAGCCAGATGGACGGTACTAATGGCAAGTTTAGACGATATTTTCACCACCTCCAAAAACATTGTTACGGCATTAAACACGTCGTCCCAAACAAGCTTGGCTTTAAACGGCAATAAAACAGCCGTTGCGGTATCTGCACAACGAGTTGTTGTCCAAGGCGCTGCCCGTGTGCTTCGTGTAAGCGTAACAACAGCTGGTTCGACAAATGGTGCGATTTATGATGCCGCCAATACAACAACAGCCACATCAGCATCTATTATAGCATCCATACCAGAAGCTATTGGGGTATATGAATTTAATATCCCCGTGGTTAATGGAATTGTTGTAACGCCTGGAACTTCACAAATCCTCACACTTATCTATTCTTAAGCGGGAAAATCGTGTATTATGCTGGAACATTTGGGGAATTAATATGCCGCTGATCAAAGGGTCTTCGCGTAAGGCTATATCCAGCAATATTTCCGAACTTGTTCATTCGGGCCATCCGATTAAGCAAGCTATAGCCGCTGCCCTTAGCACAGCCCGTGAAGTGTCTAAAAAGCGTCCACATCGTGCTTTTGGCGGCCATACACCCAATTTCATTATGCAGACGACCAAGCCACAGGCTGGTATGTTTCATTCTGCACCAATGCCCAAACCAGCATCGCCAAAGCCTGTTAAGCCACCAGAAGCTAAGGTCACAACCAATCGCATTCATGTTGGCCCTATTCACAGCCCCGTTGCTGGCCGTACAGATCATCTACCCATCCATGTCGCAAGCGGATCTTATGTTATTCCTGCTGATATTATTTCCTCAATGGGCGAAGGTAATACAATAGCTGGATTTAAGGTCGCTAAAAGCATCTTTAATCGTCCACTTTATGGCGGTGGTTCAATGCCATATGGCGCGCCTGGCACACCTTACGGACAACCCCAAGTTAAAAAAGCAAAAGGCGGGGCATTAACAAGTGATTCGCCCGTGCCAATTGTGGCTGCTGGCGGGGAATTTGTTATTCACCCCAATGACGTTACTTGGATTGGTGGTGGCGACATTAACAAGGGCCATGACACATTAGACAAATTCGTGCGTGAACAACGCAAGAAAACTGTGAAGACACTCAAAAATCTTCCAGGACCAAAAAAGAACTAACCCATAGAGAGAGGGTCTATGAGTGATGAAGTGAAAGTGCGTGTTGGCACTAAAGACGACGTTGATGGCATGATGCAATTAGCGTTGGCTGCGTGTGAGGAAAATGGTTTGACTAACCCGAATCCAACCAAGTTGCTTGCTGAGATTTGGGCAGCACTTAATCTGGAACGGGGAATTGTTGGAATCATTGGTGCGCCAGGTAAACAGTTCGAATCGGCAATCCTTCTTCGCACAGAACCAATGTGGTATTCGGATGATCTGACCCTGATTGAACGGGCCATTTTCGTCCATCCAGATTACCGCAGTGCCAAGGGTGGTCGCGCACGTAAAATGTGTGAGTTTGCTAAGGCCGCTGCCGATAAGCTTGGCATCCCCTTGGTAATTGGAATCTTAAGTTCTAATCGGGCTGAAAGTAAAGTCCGACTGTATGAACGCCAGTTTGGCGAGGCACATGGAGCGTATTGGATCTATGGCGCTAAAACTGGTGGTTGGAAGGATAAATCTGCTGTATAATCAGCGGAAATTAGGAGTTTAGGGTGAAGACCTGCACTAAGTGTAATATTGCCAAGCCACTAGATGCGTTCACGAAACGCGCATCTAGTTGCGATGGTTTACATATATGGTGCAAGGAATGCAAGAATGAAGATGAGCGTTTCCGTAGATCCTTGGATAGGGATAAACAGCGCGCTAAATCGAAAGATTATTACGCTAGAAATAAGGAAAAGAAATTAGCTTATTTTAAAAAGCGTATGTCCAATCCAGAGATTTACGCAAAAAAACTTTCTCAACAAAAAGAGTGGTCTAAAAATAATTATGGGAAGATTTTAGATTACGATAGAAAATATAAAGAAAATAATAAAGATGTTCTAAAGGCAAGGGCAAAAGAATATCGTATTAAAAATAAAGAAAAAGAAAATGCACGTTGTTTGGAATATCAAAAGAAAAATCCTCAAATCTTTGCGGCTAATGCGGCAAAACGTCGTGCTATGAAGAAAAATGCAACACCTCCATGGCTGACAGCAATACAATTAGCGCAAATACAGGAATTTTATGATATAGCTATAGCAGTAAGTGTTCAAACTGGGGTTGAACATCAAGTGGATCATATCCACCCAATCAACGGCGATGGTTTTACTGGGCTGCATGTTCCGTGGAATCTTCAGGTACTTACTATGTCAGACAATATTGCGAAGAGTAATGAACTTCCATCATCCGAAACAAATTTAAAGTGGAGTTACTAAAATGGGTGGAGGAAAAACGTCCACATCTTCGTCAACTGTAAGTATACCCCCCGAAGTGCTAGCGAGATATAATGCAGTTAACGCCCAAGCTGAACAGGTCGCCCAAACTCCGTTCCAGCAATATTCCACTGATCCTAACGCTTTCGTTGCGCCAATTAATCAAACGCAACAGTCTGGCATTAATCAGATCCAGTCTAATATGGGAAGCGCACAGCCTTACTACGATGTTGCGACTGGCTTAACAATGGCTGGTGCTGGCCCCGCTAATTTGGGTCAATTAAATACAAATCAATATATGTCGCCATATTTGCAAAATGTGGTGGGTACAACTCTCGCCGCGCAACAAATGCAAAATGCGCAACAAGCTTCACAATTACAAGGTCAGCAAGCTACACAAGGAGCATTTGGCGGTGATCGTGGTAATATTGGCCTTTCTAATTTGGCTTATCAGCAAAATCTTGCTAACCAGCAAGCATTAGCTGGCCAATTACAATCTGGATATACCCAAGCACAAAACACTGCCGCACAGCAACAAGGTGCACAGTTGGCTGCACAACAGGCGAACCTTGCTCGTCTGTCACAAGCAGGTCAGTCTATTGGTGGTCTTGGCACAGCCGCACAGAACGCTGCTATCACTGGTGGTCAGGCTGCGCTTACCGCTGGTACGGTACCACAGCAAACACAACAGGCTGGCCTTACAGCCCTCTACAATCAATTCCTGCAACAACAGGGTTACCCATTCCAGACAGCACAATTCCTCGCAAACATTGCAGAAGGCACTGGTGCGTTATCTGGATCAACTACAACAACTACTGGTCCCGCACCATTTTTCTCTGATGAACGACTCAAAGATGATGTAGAAACAATTGGTAAGACCTTCGATGGTCAGAAGATTGTTAAATTCCGTTATAAGGGGCAACATGGTCCTAAACAAATTGGTCTTGTCGCACAAGATGTCGAGAAGCATCACCCAGAAGCCGTTGGGGAACAAAACGGGTACAAAACCGTTGACTATGACAAAGCCACAGATAAAGCGGCTCGCCGTGGTCATTATTATGCTGGCGGCCTTGTTGCTAATTCGCAAGGAGGGGCAGTAGGCCCAGAACACGCTGGGTTGGGTTTTGCGGGTGGCGGTTTAGTTGATCCTATGGATCTTCAACAACTTGTTGCTGCCCGTGCGCAGATGTATGCACCTTACGCATCTGGCGGCCTGTATGGTCAGCAAAACAGTTCAACGCCTGGCGCTAAGGGTGTGGTCCCATCTGGTAATTTGCCAACACCAAAGCTTGTAACAGCATCTACGCCAAGCACACAACAAGCGCCTGTCGGAAAACAAATAATGTCCGACATAGGTGATTTAAAAGAAGGTGTTAGTGATTTTAATTGGGCCAAGCAAGGTCTTATGGGTACACCAGCCCAATCATATACAAAAGATGGGTCAACATATACAACTCCAGCACAACCTGGTTTGATTAGCCAAGCTAAAAGTTGGTTAGATAGTTCGCAACAACAACCTTCTGGGAATGCAAGAGGTGGTGTAATAGGCCGTCATCATTATGATGATGGCGGTGAAGTTGATGATAATAAAGACCATGCTATTCCTTATGGTGGGGACAGCATAGTTGGAGAAGTAGCTAAAGAAGGCGAAAAATCACCTCAAATGCTAAAAGCTGCGCAGACAGCACAGGCTGGCGGCCAAGGTTCAACAGTTGGTAATCTTCTTGGTGCAGCAAGCACATTAAAAGGTCTTTATGGACTTGGTTCTGATGTAGCTGGTGGACTTGGAAATTTAGCTGGTGGATTTAATGCGGCAACAAATGCGGGGACACTAGATTCTGTTCTTGGTTCTGGGTTTACAGCTGAAAATATTGGACTTGGTGCTGGTGGTGCTTCTGCTGCTGGTACGGGTTTAATGGGTAGCATCGGAAGCGGTCTTGGTTCTATATTTTCCGCTCTTCCATTTTTAAAGGATGGTGGTGTTGTTCCCCGCCAACATAAAGATAAGGGAGGTACATCTGATGATATAGGGCAATCAGAAGATCAAACATCGCAGCAAGATTTAACTCCATCCAATGCGCAAGCACATTTATCATATTTAACTGGTCAAGGTGTGGACCCTATTGTTGCAGCTGGGATGCTCGGAAATGCTGGACATGAAAGTCATTTGAATGCAACTGTTCCAGGTGACAATGGAGATTCATTTGGGTTGTATCAATTTAATAAAAACGGCGAATTACCTGCTTTCCAGAAATTTGCTAAAGACAACAACTTAGATGTAAACGATCCAAAAACTCAGCATCAATTTGTTATTAACCAACTCAATGGCCCATATTCTGATGTGCGCGATGCCATGATTAAATCTGGTGATCCTGCTCAAGCTGCTAAAATTTTCATGCAGGGTTATGAACGCCCAGGTGCTGAAACAGCAGGATTAGATAATCGTATGTCATACGCTAATTTAATCGCGAATGGTGGTAATCCTAAGTTTGGGGCGATGAAAGTTGCGTCTAATGTTGGTTCGCAATCACAACCATCAGGCATTATGGGCGACATAGGAAGTGCCGCTGATAGTGTAGGCAATTGGTATGATAGGAACCAAAATTGGCTTGTACCGTTAGCTGAGGGTCTTGGAGCAATGGCTTCATCACCAAGTCGTTATCTTGGTGCGGCTGTATTGCAAGGTATTGGTGGTGCGGCTCAAGCTTCACAACGTCAACAATTACAGCAAAGCCAAATTGCGAAAAATACATTTGATTTAATAAATAACACTTATACAACAGTTCCAGATCCTAAAAATCCTGGGAAATTTTTGACAGTAAGTAAATTTGATCCTAATCATCCCATACCATCTGACCAATTTTATGCCAACCTACCAAATGTTTTAAAGGGTGGTACATCAAACTTAGGTTCTTTGGCTGGTCCTCAAGCGCCGTCTGCACCTTCTGCACCCACTCCAGTTGGGGGTACGCCGCAGCAAACAAAACCAGTTCCAGCACAAGGACAACAACAAGCGCAAGGGCCGCAACAGGCGCAAGCACAACCTTCTTCTGGGCAACAACCCACTACTAATGGTCAGCCTAAAGACCCATATCAAGATTATCTTATGTCAAATCCTATTTCTGACATACAACAATTACGTTCAACTTACGCTTCAAATCCATCATCTCAGGCGGCACAATTAAATCGCGCTGCCGATGATGCATCTAATCAAGCGTATCAATTTAGATTATCTGGTAATAAAGATGCTGCCGATGAAATGCAACGTCAAGCCGCTCAACTTAGGTTAACCGCAAATACCACTGAAAATGCTGACGTCAGTAAATTGGCTGATCTTTATGCTGATAACAGAAAACAACAACAAACAGCTAACTTAACAACACAAAATGATGCTATGCATGCATCAACTGAAGCTGTAAGTAGAAAAGCCACAGCACAACAATTATTAAATACGCTCTTTGACAAAGATGGTAATCCCCGTATTCAAACTGGTGGAATTGCTGAATGGAAAGCTAATGTAGCTAAAGTTTTAAATAGTGCTGGTGTTGATTCTAGTTGGACCGATAATTTTATAACAAATCCAGCTATTTATGATGAAATTAAAAAAGGCGTTACACCGCTTGCCATTGAAAACGTAAAAGCTGCGCTTGGTGGCGACCAGCAGAGGGTTTCTCAATTTAACGCAATGTTAAAAGGCGGCTCTCCCGATCCTGAAAACGTTGATGCGAGGGCAATTAAATTTATGATCCAAAATTCTATTGTACCTCAGGCTGATAAAATTATCCAAAAGGGTGACTATTTAGGTGGAATGGACCCTGCAAAACATAATATAATTAAGGCTGCTAAGGATTTTGATAAAGCTAATCCTTTCTATATTCCACCCGCTGGTACGGAAGCGCAAAAATCAACGCAAAGTACACCCAATACACAGGTTCAACAACAAGCGCAAAGCGAGTTAATTCGGAGGCAAGCTGCTGCTGAATTAGCGCGCCGTCAAGCAGCAAGTGGGAATCAATAATGGCTGATACTCCTGATTTTTCCCAAATGTCTGATTCTGATTTACAATCAATTGTATCTGGTGGCCAGCAATCACAGGATCAACAACAAACGCCTTCATTGCAAAATATGTCAAATGACCAGTTGATGTCGATTGTTGGTTCTGCACCAAAAGACAATCCATATGCACAAATGTCTGATCAAGATCTAATGAAAATTGCATCTGGCGGTCAGCAACAACAGGCTGGGCCACAATCAGCTGAAGAAGAGCATCAAGCAAGAGTAGCAAGATACCAACCAATAGCAGATGCCGCCGTTGCTAAAGAAGGAGCAATGAAAGCATTTACTACGCCAACAGAATCAAGTGTTCCTATAGTCGGCCCATTGGTCGCAAAAACAATTGCTGCATCAAAAGCTAAATCTGATGATTACGCAAGCTATGGTGATACCGAAGACGAGCGTTATAAAAACATTTTAGCAGAGCAAGAAGCTTATAATAATGCTCGTTGGCAACAGCATCCTTGGGCCTATGGCGCTGGTCACGTAGCCACAAACATAGCATCTGCTATACCTGCCGCAGTTCTTGCACCTGAAGCTGGTGCTACATTAGCTGGCGCAGCTGGACTGGGTGCTTTAACAGGTGCCGCATCAAGTGCCGCTTCATCCGCTCCAGGATCTACTTGGTCAGATATTGGTAAAAACGCTTTAACAGGCGCTGAAATGGGTACTATAGCTGGCCCAGCGGGTAATTTAGTTGCTCGTGGTGCTGGCTCTTTGGCTGGGGCTGCGCGTAATACATTTGAAAATTTATTTGATACCCAATCTGCCGCTGCTCGTTCACTTTTATCTGGGCAAGCACCTACCGCCGCTGGGGAGGCTGCACCTTCTATAATTCAAAAAGGTTTAGCTGAAGACCAAAGCGCTATGCCCATAGATATATCTGGTGCAAAGGGTATTGTTGAAAAGGCTGCTGGTAAGGCAAGCGACACAACCGCCGTCGATAATCTTGTGTCGGATTTAAACAACCGTTATTCCGATAGCACTGGCGTGTTCCAATCAGCTATAGACCAGGCAGCTGGAAAGCCAATCAATTCAGCCGCGCAACAACAATTAGCTGATAAAGCTAAATCGGATGTTTTAGATAAAGTCTATTCAGCCGCTTATAATGACCCAAACGCACAAAATTTAACTCCTCCTAATTTAGGGTTTTTAATTAATAATAAATTTGGCACAAAAGCTTTATCCGAAGCGGATATGATGTGGAATGCTAAATATGGCAAACCTTTCACTGGTGGTCAACAAACGGCTCCGCCAAGCTTTCCCGTATTAAAACCCACTGCTGTTAATGACCAAGCTAATATACAAAATTCACCGCAGACTGGTTTTAGCCTTGAATATTTAGATTATGTAAAACGTAGTCTTAATGATCAGGCTAAACAGGCTTATCAAAAAAATAAAAACCAATTATCAACACTTATAACGGATCAGAAAAATAAGTTATCTGATTATATGAGAAATGCTGTTACAGATGAAAATGGCAACTCTCTTTATGGGGATGCGACCGATACTGCTCGCCGTTATTTTCAAAATGATAACGCTTATGAAGCTGGTCAGAAATTCTTTGATATTGGTAATATTGCATCGAAAACATCAACGCCAGAGTTGCCAGACCAGATGATGAATGCGTTTTCTACGGAGTATACGCCCGCAGAAAAACAAAGCATGGCTAATGGGTTGTTGTCGTTTATTAAAGAGAATCCTCAACAAGCTATTCGCGTATTTAACGCAGCGGATAACACAACGCTTGGTCGCTACAAAACTGTTTTAGATACTGGTATTGGACCTGGCACATTTGACTCGGTGAAGAACGCCACCGATACGGCGCATCTTGCTGCTGTTGCCAATACTATTACGCCCAAGCTTCCATCAAACACTATTAATCAAGTTGGCTTAGGGGCAATGGGTTTAGCTTTAATTGAAAACCCAGCCCTTCTAACCAACCCTAAAGCGCTTGCTGTTGCTGGTTTGGGATATGGTGCTAAAAAGGGTGTTGAAGCTGTCGCGGCCCGTAAGGCAAATGCAATTGTTCGTCTAGCAACATCACAAAAGCCAGAAGACTTCCAATTGTTGCAAAGAATGCTGCAAAGCGATGCGCAATCAAGAGAGATTATGCAAAAGCTTAAAACTGGCATGACTGCTGCTGTTGCGGCTACGGCTGGAACGGCTACATCTCATGCTTCAGGCGGACGTGTGGGCCGCGCCATGGGT